GCTTTATCTTCTCTTCTAGACATAAAGTTCTCAGCTTCTCCTGTAACACTTCTATTAGGATTCACTCTAGATACATTACCCTGTTCATCTATTTTAGCATTAGGTTGTTGAGAAGCATATTGCTTATTAAGCATTATTCTCCTAGCTTCTGATGCTGGTGTAGAAGCCTTACCTTGACCTACAAATTGTCTTTTAGCTGTAGCCTCATTTCTTCTTTGTATTTCTAAAGCTGCAGCATCTTGTTTTTGTTTCTCTTGTATACTGATGCCTCTAGGAGAATCTGTTTTATTAATAGGCATATCATATCTAGGAAGAATATCTTTTCCTTTTTGAGCCTGAGGAACATCATACTTATCAAGCCATCCTCCTTTCTTCATACCTTTTGGTTTCCAATCAAGACCATGTTGGTAATATCTCATTTCTCCACCATTCTGCATTTTAGGTTTCCCTGTTTTTGGATCTAGATATATTCTATCATATATTTCAAATGGTTTTGTTAAACCTAAAGTTTCACCTATACCTCCTCCATCAGATCCTCCTGTTCCTTCATCAAAAACATCATAATAAGAAATATAATCTCCTTTATTGTCTTTTCCTTTTGATAAATAATAATGCCCTATTGCATTAGACACATGATCTTTACCTTTCTCATAATATAGCTCCCCAGATTTGCTTTTTAGCATTTGTTCTTTTGTGGGACGAGTATACCCAGAAACAGCATAGGTGTTATCTTTTATTTGTTTTTCACCCCTCAATAATTTTTTTTTATTAAATATTCTATCATAATTATCTATAACTTCTTGTCTAAATTTAGGATCATTAATACTTATATAATCAGCTTTAGGATTCTTTGCATTAGTAGGTTTATATTGACTATGTTCTAATACATTATATTTTAAAGGTTGACCTGCATAATAAGCATATAAATCTCCTAAACTACCATAAGTTTCTTGTCTTCTATTACCTCCAGCTGCTTGAATACTGGCCCAATCCCACCAAGGTTCAAAATCTTCTCTTTGTTTAATTGGACCAGTAGATGTTTTTATTGGAAGAATAACTGGAGGTTTAACATACGTAGCATCAGCAACAGCTATACCACCTTGAGCACTAGGCATTGTTTTCTTTGCATAAGGTCCTTCTGAAGGAGCAGGACTATTCGTACGTGCGTATGTAAATCCTACAGAACCAGGAAGACTACCACCCATTGCAAACTGTCCACCCCATGCAGGAGAATAGTTTCTACCTACATTACTATATCCTTCTCCCACCCAATTATCTTGAGCAGAAGAACTTCCTTCATTAGCATTACCCCCATCATCATATTTGTCTAACCAACCACCATTCTTCATATTATTCTTTCCACATATATGACACACTGTTGCATCCTTCTTACTGGAATCTAATTTATTCCAGGAATGTCCACATGTGCATGTAATCTTATTAGCCATTATTTGTAAGAGATTTGACTAGGAGCCACTGTGAATTGAGAAGTGAGATGGGCATCACTTCTATTGTCTAGAATGTGCCTCACCTTAAGTTCTTTAGCTCTTAGTGGTTCCTTTTTAAATGATCTTTTTCCATAATCCATATTAAGCTGGTTTACAGCCTTATCCAGAGATAAACTATAGCAACAGCTAGTTACAAACAAAGGTATGGATTTATTCTTCACTAGTCCCCAGAATGTGTTATACTGGTAGAAATTATCTGACTTAGTGAATGTTATAGTTTTACTGTCTGCACTATATATAGGATATTTCATATATTCAGACATGTTATTCTTAGGTTTAGGAACAAGAGTGAGTATTCCTGAAGACTGTTGTCCATTATATAAGACAGCTTTGTTAAACCATCTGTCATCTGTTTCCACTTTAAGATTAGCATCAAACACCCCATCATTAGAAGGTAGGTATTTATATGCCTTAGTGTAGTCTTTTATGTTCTGTAATATCTCATCCTGAAACTGATACGCATAAGGATATTCCACTATATATGGATTTATCACATCGTAATAAATATTATATAATATAGGGTTTGTTAAGTGTCTCCAAAGAGAAGCTGTATCAAGTTGTTGATATTGAATAGCAGCTAGTTCATCTGGATAGATGGTGGTTATAGGGATTCTTATTTCACCCACACATTTACCATTACAACCTCCTACAGACTTAATAATAATCACTCTAGCCTCATCTCTTATTATCACTGAATATCCAGATATGAGGATGCTTTTAGGAATATCTGTTCCCAACACCTCTCCAAGATTATCAGAGATATCAAAAGGACCTGTACGTGATCCAGCTTTTGTTAACTTTATGACTATTGTTCTTGACATTATAGTATAGTGGTAGTTGTTGTTGTTGTTGAATAACAAGGATCACATTCTACATTATATGTACAAGTGGTTCCTAATGTTGATGTTACACCTGTAGGAATTATCTGTGAACCATATATTGAACATATATAAGTGGTTTCTCCAGAAATCAATGTAATAATTTGTGTATCATCATTACAATCTGAATATGTTACATCTTGATCTACACTTGTTGTATTATTAAGAGTGTAACAGAAACAGTTAGTACATCCTGCAGTTATGTATGTATATATTACATCTGTAGGAAGTGTAGGAGCTTCACATAAACATATAACAAAAGAGCCATCTACCTCTATTATTCCTGTACGTGTTTCTCCAAAACAACTTGTTACTGTAACCTCTTGTGGACAAATACCAGTGTTTGTTATTATATATGTATCGCAATTTGAACACAATGTAGTGGTTGTTGTTGTTGTACTTGTACTAGAAGTGGTTGATGAAGTGGTTGTAGTTGTTGATACAGGTCTTGGAGTGTTAACAATTACATTACCATCTAATGCACAATCAAGACTAGTGGTTGATGTACTAGTTGTTGTAGGTAGTGGTGGAAAAACAAGAGTGGTGGTAGAAGTGGTAGTTTGTGGAAGCACCTCTGCAGCTAAAGCTTCTATATCACATCCTCCATTAATTCCTGAATAGAAGAAGTTGTTCTCAGCTATATACCAATTTGGAATATAACTGTGGAAACTCACCCATGAATTAGTGTTTATATTAAATGACAAACTCCAAGACTTATTACAGAAGTATTCTACATCTGTTAGATAAACAAGAGTCCTCACTGTCACACCATTAATTACTTGCTGTAAATAGAAGTCTCTTTCAACCTCATCATATATTATATTCTTATTAAGAGGAATATAATCCAACTTAGTAAATATCACCCTGTCATACTTAGAATCATAAACTCCATGTAACCCAAGTCCTTTGAAATGGTTGTCAACCAATGCTTTAGGAAAATATCTTAAGATTTCAAATGAAAGATGATCTGTAAGGAATCTGTTCATACCACTTCCAAATGCTGATATATCTTTAGCACCATCTCCTCCAACAAGGAATATTTGTCCTCTTTTAGCATCAACAGTAACTTGTCCTTGAGGAATCTTTAATAAGAATTTATGTTGACTACCTACATATCCAAGATCTGTTTCTGCAAAATCCACAGGAGGAGCTCCAGTGAATAATGTAGGATTACCTATATAAGCAGCTTTAGGATTGCTAGTGTCAATTGTTAATAACGTATTATACAATAAACTCTTGTTCTCAAACCTAGCAAGAATTGCTTTATTCTGTATACCATCTAAAGAAGTGAGTTTTCCATAATTCTGTGGAAAATCAAATCTTGATATAGGACGATATATCAACCAGCTATTTACAGTGTCATCTGAATAGCTAACTTGAGGATCAGAATAAATTGCTCTAAATGGAAAATATGTTAAACATAAATCTTGTGTCCAATCTACAGGAAGATGAGAGAAATAGTTTTCTTTATTCTGCTTAGAATATGTAACATTATAATAATATGTATTGTCCTGAACAATAGGCACAAAGCTTTCTTGCACCCAATCATCAGGAATACTTGTATTTACATGAGGCCAGAAATCACCTTCTCTATCATTAAATGCTTGACGAAGATTGGTGTTAATGCTTGATTCACAATAGAAATTAGGAACACCATAAGCAAATAGATACATCTTACCATCATAATATGTTCTACCTGGATTAACTAATGGTGGTGCAGGAAGTTGACTATTTGGACAATCAAGATTATGAGCTTTTATAGAAATAAAGTTAGTTAGTCCATATCCATATATATCATTACTCAATACAGATCTTCCTGAATACCAGTATTTTGGATAGGCTATATTACCTATCTCATCATAGAATATATCTGAATCATCAGGAGCATTCACTCTATTATCTATAAAGAAAGGAAGCTTTGTTTTAAATGCAAATCCACTAATAAATGTATCTCCACCAAACACTGTTTTAATAGAAGATCCTGTATATGTATCAAGGTCTATTTGGAATCCTGTATCAATTGTTTGATATGAATACATTTGTCCCCATTGATTAATAAAGAGGTTCTTTAATGATCCATAATATGCCACCACTTGAATATCCTGTTGATTTCCTGGAATTAAACAAGCTCCTGTTTCACTTATTGTAAATCTTGAATAATCAGATATTAAACTGATTGTTCCAGATAATAGACTAGGGGTTTTATCTGGAAATGGTAGAGGATTAGTTGTATGATCTTCAGTTCTTAAATATACAGAAGACTCTCTATTCCAATTGTTTACATTATGCTCATCCCCAACACTCTGTACTCCTGGAATAAGATATTGAGCAAGATCAAGAGTTCTTTGTTTGATTCCAATACCATTAGCTACATTAGCCCAATAGTCATAACTAGCTATTGAATTAAATGAATATGTATAATTCTTTCTAGTGATACCATTTATATAGATTTGCAAGTAGGCCTGATAGGCTGTAAACATTGCTGTTGGATTCATTGGACTAGTAAAGTTAGCAATACCATTTGAAGCTTTAATTGCATCATTTTGAGCTTCAGCTGTAAGAAGCTTATACATAGCATGCTTCTTCACCTGTACAAAATGTGCTTTTCCAGCACCAAACATTACATTTTCAAGCTTAAGAATGTTTCCTAAGAATGGTTGTCCAAATGAAGTTTCTGGTGAATTAAAAACATATCTATATCTTGAACCATCATCAAATCCTTCAAGTTGTCCTCCTACATCACTATCACCACAATTAGGAGCAGTGGCTGGAGGAGTTATTGTTTGTAATAAATCAATATCATATGACTTAGCTCCATCTGCTCTAATAGGTTCAGTTAAAGAAAGAATATCATCTTTTGAAGAACATGCCCAAGGCCAAGCACACACCCAAACTATAGATACAGCATCTGGATTCCTAGGATCAGTGTAAGTAAAATGAGCACCTCTTCTAATACTACCCACTGTAATTCTATATATATTATATCTAGCAAGTCCTATAAATGTAGTGGTACCATTATTTATAATAATTGGAAAAGATAGAGAACATAAATAATGAGTTCCTGAATTTATAGCATAGATTTCTGTTGTAATAATATTAGTGGTACAATCTAAATATTGTATTTCTACATCTACAGGAGATGCAGGATTTACATCAATTCTATATGTTTTACAGCCTTGAAAGAAAGCATTACTTTCTTTTAATATAAATGGATCTTCTCTAAGATCATTATATGGATAGTTCGGATAGTAATAATCTGTTTCATCTCTATTATACTTACCAACATTTCTAAGAATACCCTTTCCTGTTATAGACTTATTTGTACTTCTATCACCTCTCACTATCTTAAATCCAACAACATCAGCCTTTTGTGAATCTGTAAGATTTGAATTAATAATAAGCTGTGACACCTGAGAAACATCTAATTTCACTCCTATTGGAAATACAGCATCATTCTGTATCATTTTCACTTCATACTTACCACTAACAATTGTAGGAACAGCACTTTCAAATATAGGAGAGACTAATACATCAGGGAATTTGTGGTGTCTAATAGGTTGGTTAGCAAGAGCTCCCCAAACATTATCATTACAAGGATAGAGTTCTGTTGATTCCCAATAAGCGAAATCACCATATTCCCATTCTCCTTTATATGCAGAATTATTGGATTTACCTGGAGAATCTGATAATTTTACACCTGTATTATATATCTTCCAATAAGGAGATGTATTAGTGGCAGGATCAGGTTCTCCTATAAAATCAGGATTTGTAACACTCACTGGAGTTTCATCAGTGGCTTGTACTATTCTACCTGGAATATGAAATCCATCAGTTTGTTTACCATTCTTAAGAAGGAATACAATCTCAAATGCATACACTTCATCTCTAAGATAACCTCTTAGATTAGTGGCATTTAACTCATTAGAGTAGTTTTGATCAGCTGGTATTCTATAGGATTGCCACTGAAGAGTTATTTGACTAGCTATCTCTTGATAGTTAATCCTATCTATAGATGTAAGATTGTCCCATACAAGCACATCTTGTACAGCTGTAAGATCTTGAGCAATTTCATAATAAGGAAACTTCTCAAATATATCTTCTATTGATAGTCTTATTTGTGTTTGATTCTGACCAGTGTATGTAACTTGTCTGCTATTATCATCAATAAAATATGTACCCACTAATTCAACAGATGCAATATTATTTATTGTCTTAATTACAGCTAAATTAAAATATTTAAAATATCCTGTTACATCTATGTTATTGACATTCAATACAATAGATCTACCTACAGGATAATCAAAATTGAGAGTGGTGATTTGTGTATTAGCAATAGGGGTGGGATTTGTGACAGAATAATAGGATGTATATCCATCTCCTATAGAGTCACAATATTGTATTGCAAATTGATATGTTCCAGCTTTTAATTCTCCACCAGTGGTAATATCTACCACTTCTAGTTCAGGGATATTAAAGTTTGGTTGTATTTTAAGCTTGTTACAATCTATCACTGGTATGAGTTGATTATCACAAACTCTTGTACCAGGCTTTGTTGTATATACGCTATCTATATGATCTAAGTCTAAATATCTTCTAGGATTGAGTCCATCTGTCCAATAAATCTCTGTAGTACAATTAGTTATCTTATGTACCACTTTATGGATGGGATAGTCTATATTAAAATTAAGACAAGGAGCACTCACGTATGTGCGATAGATGCAATCATTATTTTCCATGTAACCAATCTCACTATCTCCTGTATCAGGATTAACTAGAAAGAATACATGCTTTGCTTTCTCATTAATAAAATGTGTACCTATTAAATGAAAGCCTGTAGGGAAAGTTACACATAGCTCATTCCCTGGCTCATTCTGATAGTTAACAGAATTAGCATCAAAGTTTTCAACAGCAGCATTTAGGGCATATGAAACAACTCCTTTCTGAATCTGATTATTAGTCTGATCCATGTTCATTCCCAACCTACCTAAATTATATTCTGGTGTTATATTCCCACCTTGTTGTTGTTCAGCCATTTATATTAATTATTTCTTCTCCACCCATATCTATTAGTTCTATTGGGTAGTTCGTACATATTAAATCTATTCAAGTCTTGTTCTATCCTTCTTTGCTTAGCGTATACATCTTGCTTCTTAATTTCAATATCTGCCATGATGAATGCTTCATCTGACAATTGTTTGTAATACGCAAGCTTTTGTTGTATCTGTTGAAAGGTTTCGTCTGTTAATTGATTAGACAGAGTTTCGAACACCTTGTATTTAATAAATGCTTCAATATATTCCCTAATACGAAAGTTGTCTGGAATCATTTGATTACCACCACCATCATATTCTGTAGCATAAAATATCAAATGCACCACTCCATTTCTGAAATTAGTGACAAACTTGTTATCTCTAATATCAAATGAATCTGGTGCATTACTGCCAAAATTTGCACAATCTAATGTGCAATTTCCCCTTACAGAGATATTTCCTGGTTTCAGGAGATATTGCTTTGTAAAGGTTTGTGTCATTTCATTATTAGTCTTGTAAACAGCTTGTATGATTTCAGGAAGACATCCTGAACAAGCAGCTTGATTACATACAGAACACACTTGACCACCAACAGTGAGAGGGCTCACTTGAATAGTGGTTTGTCCATTAGCTTGAGAATAGAATGAATTAGCTGTTTGATAGGGGAATCCTGCTGCTGTTGTACAAAGCCAAGCTTCTCTAACAGCAAAAAAGTTATCAGGAAGTCTAGCCTCAAAGTTATCTATGAAAAGACCATTCTCACTAATTACATATGTAGCTCTTCCTAGCTTTCTTAAACATTTGTCCAGATATGTAGGAAACATTAAATCATCAACAGCTCCTGTATCAAAATAGCTTTTAAGCTCTTCTTTTACAGTGGAATAAACTACCTCAGGGCTTATAAAATTATATTTGTAATAATAGCTCATAATCTTACATTTTTTAAATCTTTTCTAACTTTATATTCAGGAGAACTTCTACGTTCTGTTATTTTTTTACTCATACTATGACATGTTGTTTTACTTTTTCCACTCTCTGTAGAGATGCTGATATTTATCATCAGCTCGTATGTAATGAGAAAGGAGTCTGGAAGTTGTTCTTGTGGGTTTGAAGTACCAGAGATGAACATTCTTCATTCTTGTACTCTCTTTAAACCAAAACCATCCAAAGAAATAACCCTCTGTATGGAAATTAAAATTGTAGATTCTTTTACCTTTCTCTCTGCTTTTCTGCCAGTCTATTGGGAGATTTACAAACTCATCATTAATTCCTGTTTGTCTTTTCCTCTTCTTTTTATTAACAGAGAACTCTCCAAACCCATAGGGAAGTCTTGCTCTCTCTCCAGTTTCTAGAATATATTCTTTGAAAGACTCATTGAATGTATAAATCACATTTCTCCACTCATCAAATGTGAGCTGTATTGAAGGATTCTTTTTACAGAAATTGTTGTAGTTTTCCTTACTTGAGCTTCTCCAATCAATCTTTATACGCATTATTGTTTACTCACTTGGTCATCCTTATTATCACTAGTCTTATCATCATCAATTTTGAAATATGTAGACAGTAACTTTTGAGATGTTAGCTCTAATGCCTGTTTTTCTAAATATCCAGGGAGAGCATACGGTTTATCTAATGGGTTTATACAATACTCTTCATCAGTGACATTCTTTCCACAATCACAATCTTGAGAATAGAGCAGCTCATTTGGAACATCTTGTTCAAATAAAGCAGCTATTCTCACAGCTTTAAGAAGAGGATTGCTTATATACAAATAGCCATTAGCTATCCAATAGTATTCCTCATTCTTTATAATAGGAAGTTTTATTAGATTGATGTATCTATTGATTGTGATTTCTTTTATTTTCTTACCTATACCACTCATAGCGTTTATAGAATAAACACCCTGAATCAGATATTGGTAGTTTCCTTCAGCTATCCTTGGAATCTTAATTCTTGTTCTAGCTACAGAACAAGGATCTACAAATTCACAACATTCAGATATAGGCACTTCTATAAGTTCCATACATGGAATAGTTGTAAATAATGTATCTGTAGCCCAAAGCTTTCTAAGATTAGTTTCTCTCTTAACAAGTAGAAGAGTGTTGTTTCTAATTTCAGAAGCTATTACTCTATCCGTTATTAAATTATCAGTTGATAATAATTTATGCATACTACGAACATCACTTACTAATTTTCTTAATGTTGACATGTTTATATTCTTTCTTCAAACTCAGCTATTTTACCCTTTGTAGGATGATACACTAGGGCTAAGCCAGCTCTTATATTATTAACATAATTGTGATCTAAATGCCATCTATCTACACCAGATAAACTAGGCATTTGTTGTATTCTAACACCCTTCACTTCTTTAGCCATATAATGGTGTTTATCTCCTGTATGAACTTCTCTATATGTAGCATTCCCAAATTCTGAGGCAGTTTTACCTGTAGCAAATACTAAAGGAAGGTCATCTATCTTACAGTTCCCATGATGATATCCAATAAAAGTGTTTCCTAATATAGTGGATTTAGTTGTTGAATGTTCTCTTTGGAAAGATATATCTTTGTCATTCCTGAAGAACACCTCAAGGGCATGTGCTAGATAGAAAGATTTAGTTCTATCGTGATTCCCTTGTACAAGAATGACCTCTAGTTTATGGCAGTGATTCCTTAAGAAATCAATAGCCTTAACCAGTAGGTCAAATCCATATTCATACTCATTATCATATCCCACCAAAACATCCTGAGGAGTACCATTGGTTGTAGTATTGTGATAGTTATCTGTGTGGAAAAAGTCATTTGAAATAGGAAAAACTATCTTGTTTATTTCAAAGCTTCCCATCACCTTCTCTGTAAGGCCCATTAGAGTGCCTAGAAACTGTTTCATCTTATCAACGATAGTTTCACCCTCTAAGGTCTTTTTAGCCAAATGGAAGTCAGCTATTGACATCTCAACATCAATCTCCCCACCCACATGCTTCTTCTTACCTGGACTAACATATTTTGGTTTATATTCACCTAAGAACTTTGTAAAGTCTTCTAGTGTATAATCTGTTGGTTTTCTGAGAGTTGCAAACACTGAAGAGGTAAACTTACCATTACTCTTCATTTTTGTCCAATAGTTAGCAATCTTATACTTCTCTAGATTAATCTTGTGCAACTTAGCTAGTTCCAAATCATCTTTTGGTTCATAGCTAAGTTCAATTGTACTTTCCATTGAGCCAGACTCAACATTCACTCTAGTGTGATATTCACCTATTTCATCACTATCTTCCTCATCATTATTCTTTTTCCTAAGCTCTGATAAGAGCAAATCAACTTCTGATTCAGATATCCCAAGTGTTTCAGCATAGTATTTTTTGCTTTTCTTACGTACAAGTAGCTGTTCTAATTGAGATAACAAATTAGAAAAATTCGTCATATAATAGTATTTAGTTCAAATTGAGTTAAAGATACAAAATAATTTTTATATTTACCAAATTAATTTAATAATTCTGGTTATATGCAATAACTTATTTAGTTATAAAATAAAACTCCCAGGGGTAGAAACCCCCAGGAGGTCCCTGTAAAACCAACAAAACAGGGTTTTAATCTTTTATTAAACGTACAGAGAATCCATCTATCTTATCATATACCGTCCTGAATAGGTAACTACTGTTATAGTTCATGTAACGGTACCATGCTGAAGCACCAACTCCACTTGCACTCCACCAGAGTCCGTAGTTCCCAAAATCGAGGAATGTACCATCAAAGTAACGGAGGCCACCTGGTAATCCAGTAAATCCAGTAGTGTTTGTTGCACCACTATTTGGAACATTCCAATGGATAGTTCCAGTTTCTTTCAAAGGTCCACCAGCAATTGGTTCTCCACCTAAAAAGGTTGTTAAAGTGATCCATTCTGCATCTGTTGGAACATGATAACCAACTGGTGCTAATCCTCTCACATCATTAACAGCATACCAGTTGTACAATCTTCCATAAGTTGCAGCATTAGCAGGATCATTATTATAATAACACCATGCTCCTGTTGTTAATGCTACCCAAGCTGTAGGATCAGTTACTTCAGGAATAGGATCTCCATTTCTATAAGTGGTAACACTTAAATTACATCCTGTCCATATTTGAGAATCTATTGTAACATCAGGAAGTGAACATGTGGTTGTTGTGGTAGTTGTCATAGCTGGAAGATCAATGTAATTTATACAAGCTCCAGCAGACATAATTCTTACCATTGTTGTGCCATTAGGAACTACATAAGATGTATATCCTGCAACTAGGTCAATCTTTAGAACTCCCACCTCAAAAGCTGATATATATCCATCAACATTTGAATATAGATTAAAAGGTCCTGTATCAGTTCCAGCTGTAGTTAATGTAATAATTAGTATCATTGGTTTATGGTGCTATGGTTATTAGTATATCATTTGGTGGTGGTATTGCATTTAATGTAGCAAGAGCTAATGTAACTGCAGGACCACCAGAGGTTGTACCACATAAAGTTATTGCATTATCAAATGATGTTGTTACTGTCCAACTAGTGGCTGCTAAATTTATAATCAATTGATCAAGCTCAGCAGTTGGTATAAAATATGTTCCTCTATCAGCAGTGGGGTTTACAATACAAACATTCATATTAGGATGCCATACACTAGATGCACTATATGTATTAACATGATGATTACCATATAGAGAAAACTGTGTTAAATTAGCCTTTGGCATAAAATGAATATCTCCTGTAATTCCAGATAAATCAGATGTGCCTCCTCCTTTAAAACTAATATAAAATCTTATAAAGTTTGAATGTATAGTTGCAATATCACCATATAATGTGCTAAATCCTCCATGGAAGAATCTAACACAAGTGGAAGGAATTGTTGCAATATCTCCAGTTATAGTGTTCTCACCACGTACTATCCAATAAGTTGTAGATGCTGGTATATCCATTATATCACCATATAGGGTGTTTAAACCAGACACTGTTATTGTTATTAAACTACTTGGTAAATTAGCTATATCACCAGTTACAGTGTTACCTGTTCCTGGAGGTGCTAACGTTTCATCATTCTCAAGTGATAATGTTGTCAAAGCTGTACTACCAGTTAAACATGATATATCACCACTTGGACTACTATATCCTTGAATTACAATACGTTGCATGCTTGAATTAAAATTACAAATTGAACCAACAACTGTATTTAATCCTTTTAAATCAAATTCAACTAATGTAGTGTATGTAGAAAATTCACTTAAATTACCAGATATAGTGTTTCTACCTCCAATTACTATTCTAACTATCTGAGTATCAAATGCTCCAGGAAATGTTGATACATTTCCAGCAATTGTATTTAATCCATCAATTCTTAATAGAGTGAGTCCTGTTGGTAAATCTATTATATTTCCTGAGAGCAAGTTAGCTTCAGCTCCTAGAAGTGAAATTTTAGTTAGCGTACTTGGAAGATCAGCTATATCTCCTGTAATTTGTCCACGTAAGCTATAAAGTGTATCTAGATTTGTTGGAATTTGTAAAGCTGTAGAATTTAAATTCCAACTTATATTAGTGATAGATTCTAAATTTACAAGCTTTGTAAGCTCACTACCTATAAGAGTTACACTTCCTGTAGTAAATGATTGACCAGCTATACCACAATTTAAAGATTTTATTAATTCAAGACTTATAGCTTTAATCTTAATTGTTCCTGTAAAAGGAGTGGCATATATATGATCATCAATTGTATTAAAAGTTTTTGATCCAGTGTATAAAATCTGAGTGCCATCACCATAATCAATCATCCATGGTATAATAGCTTGATTAGGTGTATATGGACTACCCCAAATTGTAACTTGTCTAGGATTGAATCTATCAATACCAACAGCTTGAAGATTTAAAGTTGGCCAACAATCTGTATCATCTTGACAAATATCTGTTCCAGATGTAATATTTACAGTTCCACCAACATGTGTAATAGAACTTGTATATGTACATACATTAATTGTAACATCTGTAAATGTAAATGTATTTGTTCCTCCACCAAAGATTGACCAACTCACTATTGATGTACCAATAATTTCTATTGTGTTACAAACAGGAAGTGATAAATCTATTGTTACAGAATTATTACAAATCAGATTATCAGATTGTACAGTAATACTTGTAGTTGCAGGATTTGTAATAACTACATTTACACCAGCTTCTAAAGTAGTTTTAAGAACATTACTTAAAAGAGGTGCATGACCTGGTTCTTCATAGATATCAAAAGGACCAGTGAATGGACTAGATGATGTTAATGTTACTGTTACTATATAAGACATATTATTATTTATTTTTATATTTCTATTTTATACTGTACAATCTATATCATCTGTACAACTTGTTCCTGTTATTATACTAGATGTAGCATTTGTACATACACTACTAAAACTATTTTCTTGAATACATCTAGCATATACACCCTCAGTTAATGTTTCTATCACTTGGTCACCATAACAATTAAAATATGTAATTTCACAAGATCCTCCACGATTTGTTTCTGTAATTGTAATTTCAGTACATAAACATGGACTACATGCAAAAATATATTGTGATGTGTCACATGCATTTCCTATTGTCCATGTAACTCCTCCAGGTGTATCAGTGAACGGATCTTTTCCACAAACTCTAAGTTTATTACCAATGCCTCCAGGAATCACTGCATTACCAAATCCAGGTGCACCAGGACAAACTGTCCAGTTTACTAAAACTGGAAAAGTACTTGAACTAGTAAATTCTATACAAGCACAATCTATACAACATCCAAGATTTGTTAATGTTAAAGTGCTATGTGCTATAGGTTCATAACTTACATCTGCACAGAATGTTAAATCTGTTGTACTTCCTGCATGAAAAACACCATTACAATCATAATATGTATAATCATTCAAACTACCTGCTAAATTATATCTTTCACAAGCACATGTTGTTGTGGTTGATGTGGTACTAGTAGATGAAGTGGAAGAAGATGTTGTTGTTGTTGTAAATATTTCTAAACTAAATGTAAAATCACAAGTGGCAGCAACACAACCATCATCCACTTCTATCACTTGAACTATTGGTCTATCAGGAAGAGAATCTTCACAAGCACAAATTTTTACTGGTGGTGATCCTGCAAATATACCAGGTACAATAACTGTTATAGGATTTCTATCACAATCATCAAAATTAAATGTAACATCAAAATCATATTGAGTGTTTATGAGTGCATATGTTTTACATACACAAGGAATTGAACATCCTTGAGATATAAAACTTATTGTTACATCACAACTTGAAGTTATAGATGCATCACAAGCACAAACATATAAACTTTGTCCTGCATTAATAGTGATTTCTGTCCAGCAAGGAGTTATACCACTACAATCAATAAACTTAACCACCTCTTCATAAGTGGAGTTATTAGTGAGTTGGTAGGTTCCACAACCAAAACATATAGGATGTAATGTTGTAGAAGTGCTAGTTGTGCTTATTACACAATCTTGTATATAATCACAATCTATACATTGCTGTATAATTTGTGTACAAAATAGATTAAATATCTCTGTATTATTAATTAATGTATCAATAATATTCTGAACTAGATTTACACCACATAAAGCACTGTCTATCTTTTGAAGAATGAGAGACATATTATCACATGTGTGTACATCTATACATGGAAGATTAGGTCCTGTATAGAAGACAAGGTCTGTGCTAGTTTTAAATGTTGTGCAAGGATCAAGTCCACAACCTCTTGGATAAGTGGTTTGTGTATGACCAAAACATGGAGTTCCTGGAAGACAAGACATCTATATTGATTTTAGAATATTAAGGAATGTACATTATGTAATAACAAGCTATAGCAGGTTGGTTATTAGCATGAGCAGTGCCTCCACCTGTATAAGATATTGCCACTGAAGTATCTTGTGCAGCTGGTTGACAGGCTGCTATATTAGTAAAATAAAATGCTGTTTCACCTTGATCTTTATCTCCACCAGCAAATCTAATAGTATTATTATTACTCATATTATCTCCTCCTGTTATTCCAAGTATGTCGTGAGTGTGTGTGGGATTAGTAACAGTGGCTGTGTGAGTGTGATTAGGCATTTGCAACTCAGTGAGAGTAATGCTATTCAATCCAGCTTTTGTATATAATGAGTAACTTGGATTGAAACCTCCAGGATTTACAGCAGCATCCATTCCTGAACCATAAGTGACACCAACACCAATTCTACCTCTTTTATCAGGAGTGCCATTTTGACCATTACATAAATATATATCTTGCCAATAATTTTGTCCTGCTCCTGTTATATCAAAAGAATCTCCTATAGCAGGATAGTTTGATAGAGGACCATAATATTCCACCACTGTATAAGGAATCATTTTTCCAGATGCTGTATCAGTGGATGGAAGAGAATTTAGATATGCTTGAATAAGAGTGTTTAAATCAGCTAGTTTTACATAGTTTGTATCTATGTCTATAGCTAATGCTGTAAGAGCAGCATCCACTTGACAAAGCTTATGAATAACAGTTTGTACAATAGTGTGTGTATCAGAATTAACAAATACACCAGGAAGACAATCTATATCATAATTAGAATTAAGAGTGGCAAGAGCTGCATCTATTATATCAATTTCTCCTTGTATTTCACAAGTGGCAGCCACTAAAGCTTGGAATAGATTAAGAGCATTAACATCTTCACAATCAGGAAGATACTTACTAACAATATCACAATACACTGTAGGATCAAGGGTGATTTTAACACCACTACCATCTAATGTAGCTCCTAAGAATGTGATTAAAGCTTGTTCCACATAAGACAGGGAATCTCCTGTTTTGATTCCAAAAGCAGGAACATCAACACCAGTATATCTTACACATTGGTCTGATATAATATCAGGACAACCGTTATAACAATTTGAGCAGGGCATTTATTTAAATTTTAAAAGTTTTACACGACTGGCTATCATACTAATAGAATAGTGGATAGCATAATCAGGATTGCAATATTTGAATGTAAGTATTCTTCTGTAGTTTAACAGGTCAGTCATTACAGCACCTTTTGCTGGTAAGTTCAGAGAGAACACAATATTATTATATAGATTGGAAGCAAGTTCTGCTAGCTTATTATCAATATCAGCTAATAGAGCAGGAATGCTAGAACATTCTATACAGTTCGTAAGTCTTGGTGATAACATGTTTAAATTTGTTTACTCCTTGTTTCAACTTTCCATTACAGTATGAACAAAGACCATTAATCAATTGACATCCACAGCCAACTTTAGCTCCACATGATTTACATTGTGCCATATTAATAAAAGTTATTTACAAAATTAGTACCAGAACAATAGCAATTGTTCTTTATAAAATTGTCAAGCATTCTGCTTGCTTGTGTATATAATGTATTAGCTTGGTCTATAGCACATGTATTAGCAGCAGCAATAGATCCTTGAATAAAGAAATATACACTATTTAAATCCACCTTCTGTTGCATTTTAATAGCTCTATCACATTCCATCATATCAAGCTTCATAAAAGCTTCATCAAATCTTTCTTGTAATCTGTCCACTCTCATTATGTTCTTTTCTACAAAATTCTCATAAGCTGGTGATACAGAATACTTTATATAATATACTCCATCAGGAAGTGGAACAAGTGGTTCACCAACTTGTGTCATTCCAAAGGAAGCAGAATTAAATATGTTAAAATCGTTTATTGTGAAAGGAAGACTAACTATGCCATATGTAGGAATGTTTATCTCTATGGTGGGAGCTGTTACAAGAGGACTTGTAGGGTAGGTAGATGCATCAGCAATCCCTAATGTAAATGTATTATATGTAGGAACTACTAAAAAATCTAACTTTAATGTTGTTGACATATTATTCTAAATAATAATGCCAGAGGATTCTGAGTTTTAATCCTCTCACCCCCTGGCATTGGTTATATGATTATTTCTCTTTATTAAGGAATCAGCGTGCTAGTTGATGAAGTAGTAGGCCATACAGTGGTAGTAGTTGATGTAGTAGTTATACATGCATTATCATCAAGAACAGTACCAAGAGCAGCTTCTAAAACAACCTGAATAGCAGCAGATATACCACTAACAGTAGCATTAGGAGCAGCAACGATCACCATGCTATCTTCCATGATATAATCACCCCATTGATAAGCACTCTTATCATACTCATTAAATTTAATGTAATAAGTATCATAAGTGGTACCTGAGTTAACCCAGCTTTCAAAATTCTCGTTATAACCAACCATCCTGTAAAGATGCTTCAAATAACCAGCTTGATAGCTGTAGTAGTTTTTCTCTAATTGTGCAATCTCTTCAGATGTACCAGTTGGATAGCTAGCACGTTGTGTAATTTCAGCAGTTGCAACAATATTACATTTGTCAGCAACAATGAAATCAGCAGTAGTAGCTGGACCAGAATAAACGAAAGTACGGAAGTACATTCTGTCATATTCAAAAGGGAATGCAGCAACATCACAAGGTTGACCATACTTAGTTAGAGGTTTACCAGAGATGCGAAGAATAGCATTATCATCATTACCAATTCTTTGGAATTGATAGAATGTGCTAAAGCTAATGTTGTCAGGGTTGTTACCTGGAGCACGTAGTTCAAGTTTGAAGATTAACTCATCAATCAAAGCAGGAACATCAGTGTTCTCACAAGGATCACCACCACAATCGCAGCAAGGAGCTTGAACTGTAACAGAGCGTGTGAAACCATTGAAATACAATGTGTCAATGTAACTAGAATGAGCACGAAGTGTAAGAGTGATGATATCACCACATTTCACTGTGAAATTAGTTACATCAGTTACTTGGTTTACAGGAGTAGGACAACCACTCACTTTGTACCATTCAGTAACATTAGATCTACAAGCACCACCTTCTACACATCCAGCAATTTTGTCTGAACGTTTAGATCCTTGTAAATAAGTGTTTGTTCTACCTTGTGCAAGATAGAAATAAGGAGCATTTGCAATAGTGACATTTGTTGCAGCATAATAATCATTCAGGAAAATCCCGAATTGACCAGCTGTAAGGTTCTGCGTAGAGACAGAGCTAGGTAAACTTGTTTGACCTACTGGCACCACGAAGAGGGTAGTTAATGAAAAATCAGCCATTTTTATTTATTTTAATTGTTAAAAAACTTATTCATTTGTCTGTATTCTGTACTGAGCACTTTGAACAGCAGACGCATTTTCTGTGTACATTGCAAGATTTTGAACTGTTAGGTCTAGAAGTTCATCTTCCAGATATGTTTCTAATTCACAATCTTCATTGAATGATGGTTGACCATCAAGCATTATATATCCCACTTTATTTATGTACTTGGGATATCTCATATACATTATATTTATAGTTTTAGGAATAAATGTCCCATCTGTAAATATACTTATTTCATCAGAGGATATGAAGTTAAAGGTTTCTTGGTATTCAAACGATGGTCTGTAATGTGTGTTGGTCAAACAGAATTGAAGATCACCATGTTTTGCAAGATCCCTATTAATCCAAATCTTTCTATCCTTACATCTTCCTTTATCAGCAATTACATAACTATCTACATAGAACATGTATGTTGGTACAAGAAGATGAATATTTGCTCTCCACTGATTTAATTCAGGATTCATTAGAGAAAGATCTAATGGTTGGTTATTATATGAAACCACCAAACTTTGAAGATCTTCATATCTCTTTTTAAAGGCATCAAGTCCTAATCCAGAGACAGTATTAATTCCATCAACCTTTTGTTTTATCAGCTTGATTTGAGCCTCATTGAGAGCTAAAATCTTATCTTCTAGTTGAATTTGCTGATGATCATTTGTTGATAGTTTATTTAGTTTCTGATCTATTTTATATAATAAACTATCTACAGGTATCATACAGAAGCAAGTTTTTTACTTTTCAGTTTTCCTTCCAATGTTAATAGTTGATCTTGATTATCATCATCAGCAAGGAACTTAATTAAATCATCCTCATCTTTAGCTATTTCAAATTCTCCTTCATAGATTTTGCCACTAGGCTTAGCTCTATATATGGAGTGTATAATTGCTTGTTTAACAAGGTCTTTAATATGGAGTAAGTTTTCTTTCATATCAGCAAACCTATTGAACACTTCTACAGGACTTAATCCCTGGAATTTACCAGATTTCATCTCTGTTTGTTTCAACATGTTGTCCACTTGATTATAAACTGATTCTTCTTTAGTTTCATCAGTTACAGGAAGTCCTAGCAATCTAGCCACCTTCTTTCTTTTTTCAGGAGTCATTTGTTCAAACTTCATAATAGCTTTGTTAATAAGCTGTTTCTTTTTGAACATCACTGCATTCTCAATCTCATCATCTGCTACATAGAATTGTATATCAGCAGCATATTCACCACGCTCCCAAGCTTGATAGCTAGAAGCAATTGTTGGATGCACTCTAAGCCAGCAGAAAGCTAATTCCTGAAAAGGAACACTAAGATCGAAAAAGTTATCACCATCTAATAGTTTGACAGATTGCACATGTGCAGTGTCTTCTGTTGAAGTGGAAAGTCCATAGTTCCAGAAAGCAGAACGAGGTCCTAAGTCAATACTTCCAAGTGCTAGTTCTAGTTTTTCTTTTAGAGCTGTTACACGTTCAACTTCCATTTCTTTTTCCAGAGGATCAGAAATCCTACGAATGTAAGAAGCATTTGGATCAAGTCCTGTTCTATAATGACCATCCAATTCCTTGTAAGGATATTTGAATACTCCTGTACCAGGAATTCTTGTAAGTCCTCTTCTAGAAAGACCACCTTGCATTGTTTGCAATTGAGAGTTATTGAACTCTCTTTTAATCGTTGAGATTTTACCTATCTTACCCATTATTTAGTTTATTTGGTTTAAAAAATTAACTTACCCATATGTAGTTATTGCAGAGTGGCACCATCGAAGATAAAGCAGATACACATATAATGTACCTCTTCACTCTGTATTTAAGAGGAGCTCCCTGTGGTGGGAATGTTTGGGGGAGCTCTTCTTGGTAGGTTGCATACAGCCTAAGCTGTATATTATTAGAATTGTGGAATCTCCTCGATAAGAACTGTACGAGAAAGATCCTCGATGAATACATCACAACGGTCTTTCATCCAAATCTCATATCCTGGGAATTTGTTAGCACTTGACATACCCTGAGATTTAGCAAAACCTAAGTGGTGACGAGTACCATCAATATATCCCCAAGTCATAGAAGGAGCACCTTTCATACGTACTTCACGAATGTTATTAATCATTGAACCATCGCTCATAGGACTAACATCAAATACCATGAATACAGGTGTAGACTTCTTGTTCTGTCCAAACTCTAAATTAGATTGTGGAAGATCAAGTTCTTTCAAGTGAATAAGTTCAACACGACCAGTCTCACGTGTAACCATTGCATCAAATGCAAAGTTGTAAGTGATATGTTGACCTTCTCCTTGCATGTAACGATTTCCAGAATCAGCCATGAAGGTAAGACCGCTGTTTAAAGCGTCATTCTTCAAAGCTTGTTGGAACACATCAAATCCAGCTTCATTAGTGTACATTTTCACTTTACGATCTTTAACATCCACCCTACGGTAGAAAAGATCACCAAACACAGAACGAATCAGGTTTGCAGAAAACTCACCACGATTATATTGTACTAAGTTACCATTGTTACGCATTCTGTGGTAAACACCAGCAGATGTACGCTTCAACTCTTGCTTAGAACCATTACTTTTAACAGTACCTGGTTTAGACCAAATCATACGTTTAACTTTCAACTCAAGCATTGATTTACGCATCCAGAACTCAATGAATGGTTCCCATTTAACATCATTACGAGTTAAAGGAAGTTGGTTTCTACGCTGAGGAGCATATACCAATATATCCAAAGGTTTACCAGAAGCATCTCTCATCATCTTATCATCAGCCCACTCAGTGATCTTGTGCTCATAACCATATGCAGAACCTAAAGATTCAAACATTGTGATTTGCTCACCTAAACGAGGAAGACCTAAAAGATCTTGATCAAATTCACCAATAGCAGCATCAACTAGTTCAAGTTCAATACCAACTTGTAAGAAGGTAGAACTAACGAAATCAACTGTTGGATTATCAGTCACCAAAGTGAATGAATACAACCAACCCATGTTCCAAGGAACTGGATCTTTGATAACGTAGAAACGAGGACCATATTGACGAGAACCTACAGAAACAATAGCATTCTTAGAAAACTCATTAGTATCAATAACAAGAGAAAACTCTTGACCATCAATACCTGGTTTAGAAAGATCCATTGTTGATGTTGGAATGTCAACAATTTTAGGGAATTTGTAAGGAACAGCTACTTGCCATTTCCAAGCATCACTATTATTATCAATGTAATAAGGTGTGCTTTTGTTAATCATGTCTAAGAAATCATTGCTATACAATGAGCTCTGAGTGTAGAGACTAATGATTTTTTTATCATAGTCAGCAGGTTCAGTGCTGTGAAAGCTTTCTAGGTGATTAGAGTCTGTAAGTTTACCTACAGCACGCTTATCCATAGAAGCAACACGAGCATACGTGAAACCAGTTAAGCCTGGGATTGTTTGAATTGCCATTTTTTATTCTTTTTTAAAAATTTAATTGATTATAAAAACCAGGAAGATGAAGAAGACTTATTAGATCCTGATGATTTAACACCAGATTTTGTAACTTGTCTAGCCACCTCACTGAATAATTTATCTGACTTTTTAGATATGCCTGATTTCTGAATGGTAGATAGGGTTGGGTCTTTTTCAAGGATTTTCAAGAGCAGTCCCACCTTCACTTTCATTTCATGATTCTCAGGTCTTTTTAGTTCCAGGATTGTTCTGTCAAAATCTGTTAAGGTTTCTCCAGAAGCTGTTTTATATTTATCCACTAGCAAGAAGTCCTGTAGCTCATTTGCTAATGTTGGATTGATGGGAATACCATCAAATTCCTTTCCTTTTAGTTTTTCCTGTAGAACAGACTGAACATTGCTTACATACATGTTACGAATGGCAGACTTTTGTTCTAGTTCTCTTTGTGAATTCTGTTCAAGTTGTTGTATCTTAACAGCCTCTTTTTTCACTAACACTTTATGATGCTTTTGAGCTACGCTCTCTAGATCACCATAGTTTTTCAATCTTTCTATTTCTGTATTTATATCTTCAGGCTCATATCCATTATCATTAAGAGCTTGTTTGATAATAGCCATCTGATTAGTTTCATCTGATAAGTCCATTTCAGCAAAACTCTGTATACTATTAAATACACCAAAGTATTCTTTAGGATTAACACCCTTTACAAATATGGCTTCAAATGCTTGTTGATAGTCTTCACCAAATTGTCCTATGAAGTTTTGTACCACTTCAACAGCTCCCTTTTTCTTTTCCTCTTGAAATCTCTCAAGGAACTTTTCAGGACTGCTTATGTCTAAATCTTCTTCATCATCATTATCTCCTTTAGAGAACACTCCAAGTTTGAATAGGTCATTAGAAAGAGCTTTGAACCTATTAGATTCAACTTGTTCTTCTGTAAGTTCTTCATCTTCCTCAGTGTTAGCTTCAGGAGCAACTTCTTTTGCAGGAGCAGCTTTATCTTTCTTTGCTATAGGAGCAGGTGTTGCTTCTTCTTCCTCTTCTTCCTCATCATCTCCTAATAAAAAATCTTGTAAGCTTTTCTTAGCTTCAACATCTTCTTTAGCAGTGGACTTTTCAGAACTCTTTGATTCTGAGGGAGTTACTTCTTTCACAATAGGTTCATCCTTAATTTCTTTTATGTCATCAGGATTACTAGTGGAGGTTTCTGGGGACATGAGATCACTAAGGAGCTCAGCATTTCCCA